TCTACATCATATAATTTCATGCGGGAACGATCGATACCAATAACAAATCGTTTAAATTTGGTAGGATCGTTATAACGATTTTTCAATTGTTTTACCATTATTTGACCTAACTCATCAAGTTCCTCTGTTGATATAAGAGCGAACATAAGATCTGCCGTTGCAGGTAAACCAAATGATTCCGAAGTGTCCTCCAATCCAACATCAGTATTACTGAAGCCAGACCTAGTCGTTTGCGTTGCCGAAACGATAGGGACGTTAAATTCGACAGCAAGGCCACGAAGTTCTTCCGCGATTGCTTTGATGTACGAATAACTATTTATACTACCACCCATACCTTTCATACGGCTAGATGCACAAATATTTAAATAATCCACATAGATTATATCAGGCAAGAAGTTCTTTTTAAGCTTTAATTCGTTTAATAAAGCTCTAAAATGGCCAGTATGGGCAGCACCCGTTGGGTACTCTTTAACAATAAGTTTTCCGATTGTGCCTGTAGCAATCTTTTGAATCTTATTATCAAATACATTTTTAGGTAATGTCTCTAATTGCTGTATCGGTAAATCCATAAGATTAGCATCGATACGTTCAGCAATTCTTTCTTCAGCCATTTCCATAGTAATATATAAAACATTTTTTCCTTGCTCTAGAATTGATGCAGCACAGTGACACATAAATAAAGATTTACCTACACCAGTACCTGCAAGAGCAATGTTTAATGTTTTATTTGGCAGTCCGCCTTTTGTAATTTTGTTAAAATAATCTAGATCAAATGGTATACGGTTTTCTTTCCTATTGTAAAAGTCAAAACGATCTTCTGAATTATCAATGTAATCATGCCCTACAGCTTGATCAAATGAAACTCCTAGGGCAGAAGATAATATTTCAGGTATTGCACCTTCAGTTTTTTCTTTATCTTTGCCATCAATGATTTGAATTGATTCCATAATAGCATTATATACTGCACGATCTCTACACCATTTTTCTGATTCTTTAATTAGGTAATCAGTATCAACATCAGACTTAGATTTAATTTCATTAATAAGATTTGTTGCATTAAGCATGACCTCATCTGGTGCTGATATTTTTCCTAATTCTAACTCTAATACTTTACCCGTTGGAAGTTTATTGTGTCTAGCAACAAATTGAGTTACTAGGTCAAAGATAACCTTATGTGTTCCTTCAAAATAATCTTTTCTTAAATAAGGTACTACTCTTCGGCAGTATTCTTCATTGTGTATTAGATGGTTGAGTATGTGTGTTTGCAGTTCCAATCTTTGCCTCTTTGTTTTCTAGTGATTCAGATATTATAAATTGTAATAGTGCACCAATATAATTTTGGAATTTTTCGTTGTTCGTTAATTCCTCTGGTTCACAATTACCAGAGTCGTTTAGATTCCAGTTAAATGATAAAGTCGCATTATCGTTTACCACATCTTCTGAAATTGAAACGGCTCCGTATGTAAATATAACATCTTTCCATTTGCCTTTTAATAATTTTATTGCGTAAAATTCACTTGCAGTGTTTTCTAGCATTTTATAATCATCATTAGATATATTATACATGGTTTCTTTACTCATGTACAGTGTTATCTGGGTCTATTTCAACATCTAGCAATGGCTTATGTCCGATTGAATAATAGCTTTTAACAAATTTCTTAAAGTCTGTTTCTTTAAAAATTGGATCCCAAAATTCTTTTGTAAGTGTATCTTTTTCTCTTACTTTAGGTTCCATGACTTCTCCAGTAGCATGATCCACTCTTGCATACCAACCAACATTTGGTTTAGCAACATAACCTCCAGCAAGTCCTACATCTAGCAATCCGCCATAAGGTGCAATTCCACCTTCCCATGTAACTGCAACTGGAATCTTAGATTTTTCTTTAACAAACCTAGATTTTTCTACATTAATAATAAAGTTATAGCCTTTAACTTCTCCGCCTTTTTTCTGTTGCTGTCTTCCAACAATCCAGATATTATCTGCAGAGTAGTAAATGCCAGTTCCGCCTGAAACAATTGCTTTAGGGAACAAACCAATTTCTTGGTATGTATGATTAACAGCAAGTAAAGGAATGTTCTTCATGGTTAGATAAGGAGTGACCATTCTAAACAATCCCTTTAATGCTTTAGCTCTTGACATATCTGCTACTGACTTTTCGTTTAATGCATCTTCTAATTCTTTCTTAGATGCTAAGTTACCAATTGAATCAATAACAACTATTACTTTATCGTTTCTTTCAATAGTATCTAATTGATTAACTAAATCAAATTTTAATTGCTCAACATCTGTAATTGGTGTGTGTAATACTCTAGATGTATCAATACCAAATGCTTCAAAATATGATTGTGGTGAACCAAATTCTGAATCATAAAACATTAATACTGCATCATCGTGTTCTTTTAAATAAGCACTAGCCATTAGTAAAGCAAATGATGTTTTAAAGTGTTTACTTGGACCAGCTAAAACTGTAAGACCAGAAGTCAATCCTCCATCAATATCACCTGATAGTGCAACATTCACCATTGGTACATCTGTTGTTACCATTTCTTTTTCGCCAAAATAAATAGATTTATCTAGTACTTCAGTACCTTTAATTCTACTATTCTTTTTTAATTTATCCATTATTGACATATTATTTTCTCCTATATGCTCCTAGCTGTTGTGATCTTTCGTATTTACGAGTTCTTGCAATAGCTTCTTTTTTCTTTCTTCTACGTTTTTGTGCTGGCTTTTCAAAGAATTCTCTTTTACGAACCTCTTGCACGATACCAGCTCTATCACATTGCTTTTTAAACTTTCTTAACGCTATTTCAAAAGGCATTGGTTTAGATGGTCTTTTATCTCTAGGATTTCTATTCCTAGCTTTTAAATCTACACTAGGCAACGAACTCCTCCCCTGGCTCCCAACTGCATCCAGTTAAGCCTCCAGCTTTGAGTGCCTTTAATGTTCTTAATACTTCTTGTGCATTTCTGCCAGTATCAAGTGCATTTACAGACACATGTTGAATAACTTGGTAAGGGTCAACAATAAAGGTTGCTCTATAACAAACTCCATCGTCTTCATTTACAATACCAAGTGAGTGACTTAATCCTAAGCCACAATCTGCAGCAAGTGAATGTTGAATATTGCCGATTAGTGTATTTTCTTGTTTCCAAGCTAATTTACAAAACTCGTTATCTCCACTTAGCCCAATTACATTTGCTTCATCTACTAAAATATCCATTGCAGATATCTCGGTTGGACAAATAAATGTAAAATCTTTTGGATAAAAATAAATAACATTCCAATAGTGTTTAACTAACTCACATGGACCCATGTTATTTTCTTTATCGATTCCCATTAAATTAAATTCTGGGAATTGTTTACCTACTGTTAACATATTTTCTCCTAATTAATATATACTATTATACCATACTTTAGTCGGTTTGTACATGGTTAAATTGAATATTTTGTTCCTTTTCTCTATCATCTCTTTCGTATTGAGATCTATAATTATTATTTATCTCAATTGCTTTATTTAAAAGAGTTAATTCTTTAGAATACTTTGAAAAAGCCAATGTATCTTTAGGGAAACATGCTCCTCCGTATCCTTGCTTTCCATCAAATCCTGGAACCTTAGTATGTGATGGTGCAATCCTTTCATCAGCTCCAACTGCTTTAATAATTTTATTAAAGTTTACATTACCATGTGATTTACACACATCGTATAGCTGATTAAAGAAAGTAACTTTTGTAGCTAAAAACGAGTTAATTGTATATTTAACAAATGATGCTTCTTCTAAAGTCATATGATATGATGGGCACCAATTACATAAGCTATATTTATCATAATAACTTTCTAGCAATTCCGTTTGATCTTCGTTGCCACCAAAGATGTGAAACTCTGGATTTACAAATTGTTCACATGCTGATTTTTCTGTCAGAAATTCTGGATTATATACTACATTACACATTCCAGTATACATTTCTATAACGCTTGGTGTTACTGTAGATTTTATGACAATTAAAGTTTCTTTACTGCAGTTAGATAACATGCTCATTACTGAATCTAATATGCTAGTATCAATGTCTCCATCATCTCCCATTGGAGTAGGAACACATACGAATATTAAATCAGCATTGGAATTAACTAGCTTTTCAGTATCTAGTGGTGTATTACCATATTTTGGATCTATAATTTTTTTGTGAACTTTAGTATTTGAAAATCCATAATCAACTGCTTTACCTACAAAGCCATGACCTATAATTCCTAATCTTAATCTTCCTTCTAGTAATTCTGCTATTTTCATAGATCCTCCAAAATGTGAAATTGCGGATTCCAACCATAAATTTTTAATATTGTTGGATCAGCACATGTGTGTTCTCTTTCGCCAGTTACTTCTTTTATTGGTAAGTTATTACCTGGCCATATTTTATTTGCCATATCTGCTACGTTTACTGGTTTTCCATTACCTACATCAATTGCTTTAAACTTATTTGACATATCCCAAAAGTTTTCAATGCAGATATGTATTGCTGAGCAAACATCTGCTACATGTGTCCAATCTCTAGTATGATTAGTTAAATAAGTTAGTGATGGATCTTTTCTTAATAAAGCGTCATATAACATATCTTTTCTACTATCAGGTCCATAAACAGTATGGAATCTTAATCCAATAGAGTTTACATCTTTTGCAATATGTTCCATAGCCCATTTAGTAGTTGCGTATGGTGATTGCCACCATTCATATACTGATGATGAAGATGCATATATAATTGGAACATCTTGTTCTTTACATGCATCAAAAAGATATTGTGATGCAATAACATTTGTATGCCAATATTCTTCTGGTTCTTCGTGTGATTTACGTACTCCAGCTAATGCTGCTAAATGTATAACCATATCAAATAAAGATACATCTATATTTTTTGCGTCTCTAATATCGCCAGTATATTCTGTGATATCGTATTTGTTATAATAGGTATCTAGGAAATGATTTGCTATAAACCCTTTTCTGTGTCCTTGAGTACCTGTTAATAAAATTTTCATAAAAATGCCTCCAAGCTATTTTCATCTCTATCATAATCATATTTTTTAGCTAAATTATTTTGAAATAAGTATTTAGTTTCAACTAAATCTCTTCTATTTTCTAACACTGCTTTTACTTCAGTTGCCATATCTTTAGCTGTTGCAAATGGAACATTTTGACATATATGATTATAGTTTTTCATA